GAACGGTTGGAAAAGCAGATTGAGGGTAGTAACCTCGCTCTTGCTGCCGTTGCCGAGGTGTTGCATAAGATGGACTCTCGACTATCCAAGGCAGAAGAGGAAGAATTGGAATTGTCTCAGGAACAAGAGGATGAATTTGAGAAGCAGGAAATCATTAAGGCTGTAGCTGGTGAAGTTTTTGGCTTGATTAAGGCTGACGCTGGGAATCCTACTAAAGCACAGTGGGGAAGTTCCACAGAAGTTAGTGCCAAGTCAATGACAGGTACTGGACAGGCCGATGATAAAGAGAACGCTGTAACTATTAATAGCAAGACTGAAGATGCAAACCGCACCATTCAGGCTATGCAATTGCAGTTGCAGTTGTTGAAGGAAAGTTTGGAAGAGGAAGGTTATGACGTAGAGAAAGAAGGGTTTGGAATGGCTAAACAACCGCCTGGTGAAGATTCTGAATATCCAGAAGATGAAGACGAAGAAGATGAAGAAGATGATGAAGAAGAAGAAATGGATGAGGAAGCGTCTGATGACATACAAAATATGGCAAAACAGATAGCAAATCTTCAAAAGTCCGTTTCTAAAAAGAAGGGTGGCGTACAGAAAATGATAGCGAATGAAACAGAAAAGCGTCTTCGGAAGATGGGATTTTCTGAAGAGAATGGTTTGAACCGCCCACAACTCATAAAGTATGATGATAACAGTTTGGGAACTGACGGAAGCCAACCTATTAAAAAGGCACAGGATGGCGAGGAAGTTGTTGACCAAATGATGAGTTTGTCTTACGGTGATTTGCGTCGGTTGCAAGAACAAATCAATTCAGGCGAAACTGATGGTGTTCCTAGAGAACTATTAGGATAAAAAATAAATTTAAGGAGAAACGATTATGGCTAATCCATCCCTAGCTGAGTATATATCTCAGTCACAAAGAGGGCTTTACCAGAGCGTTTTCGGCCCTGGTTTTATGAAGAAAGCTGGTTCAGGTATTGGTACACCTTTTAACGTGTCCGGTGCTACTCCAGACAACATCTTCAATACTACCTATGGACGAAAAGTCTGGCAGGCTTTGAACAACCAAACTCGTTTCTTTAATGCGGTTCCCCGTGTAGTATGGGGCAATACGGCTGGTTGGAGGATTCGTTCTGGACGAGGTACTGACCGTTCCCGTCCAGTGACAGAAACTGGTTCCCTCCCCACCGTGGACGTTTCTGATATTCAAACAGTGTCGAGCTTGCCACGAATAGTAAGCACGACATTCGGTGCATCCGTCAAGGCTGTATTCACCTCTCAGTTAGAAGGTGGTATAGGGGATGTGCTGGCGTTGGAAAATGAGAACGCCCAGCTTGACCACATTAAAGAAATCAATGAGGAAATTTTGGCCTTGGCATATGCTAGGGCTTCAGGTGGAACTACCGCACGGGTTGACTTTGGCCCCTCCGGTGGAACTACTTTCAGCAAGCACTTTAAGATTGGTGATGAGCTTAACCGCCACAATATTGCCAACACGGGTGCGGGGCATGATATTACGGCTGGTGTAACCGTCGTTAGTAAGAGTAATGACCAAGTAACCTTGGACGCTACTACTAATGCATGGGAAGCTGGAGATGTTGCATATATCTTTAGCCGTGCTGGTTTCACTTCCCTAGATGACATTGTTATGGAAGACGGTGTTGTTGTGGGTTCTGGCTCTGGTGCTGCACGGGCACGGGCGTTTGACCTAACATTGGCTGGACGGGCTGCTGGTGGTTGGAATGCTGCTGCATCCGTTAGCCACAATGCTGGTGTAGGCCGTGACCTATCCCTTAACCTGATTGATAATTGTATCCAGAAGGTTAGGGAAAATGGTGGTGAGCCTAAATTGATTTTGATGGGACATGACCAGTACTTCAAATTGGAGAGACTGCTCAATTCTCAGCAACGCTATATGGGACAGGAAGAATATCAGGTTGGTGTAGGCTCTGAGCGTACCTTCCCTGGTACCCGAACTGGACTTGTATTGGCAACTTACATGGGCATTCCAATTCTTCCTGATGCGGATGTGCCTAAGAGCCTTAGTGCGTCTGATACTGCACTTGGTTCCAACATCTATGTGTTGGACACTGATTACATAGAGATGGCTATTGCTCAACCCACTCAGTACGTAGAGAACCGTGACTACTTCGCAGCTAATGCGCTAGTCGTTAGGGGCTTGCTCTATACAATGGGTGAGATGCGCTGCAAAAACTTCTGGGTACAAGCTAAAATTTGTGACCTAAACGCCTAAAAACCCACTTGGCGATGGGGTGGGAGCCTGACGGCTCCTGCCCCATTCTTCGTTATTAAAAGCATGGAGGAATAATTATGGCCTTTGCAATTTCTACCCCAGGCAATGCCTCAGACGTAGCTGGTGTTCCTGGCAATAATAAGTATGTCATTAAGACATGCACATTTACGGGTTCTTATGCAGCGGGTTCTCTGACTGCTACTGACCTTGGTTTAGAACAAATCCATATAGTAATAGCTCAATGCGAAACTTCTGGTTTTGTTGCACAATATGACTATACAAACGCCACTTTAGATTTATATGAGGCGGGAGCAGATGGAGCAGCCTTGGATGAGGGTAATACTGCAAGTGCAACAGTAGTGGTGCGTGTTATGGCCTTTGGACGCTAATGTCCAATGGCTGTACAAACAGATACTGAATTAGATGTTAAACTAGCTGTTTACATGGAACGGCTAGATTCCTATATAGAAAGTCAAACCAAGTTAAACGATACTCTTTGCGCTAGATTTGAAGAGATGGGCGAAGAATTAGATGAAATTAAACATTGGAGAACCAAAATCTATGGCGTTAAATCCG